ACTAAAAAAAGAATAGGTGAATTAAAAGCAATGACACCAGAGCAAAGACAAAATTTAAGAGCACAACAAGAAGCATTAGCATTTGAAGGTGCTAGAGATGGTGGTTTAATAGGTGATAAATCAGGACCGGCACCAGAATCAGGACCCCAACCTCAAGGGTTGCCAGGTATCTATAAACGTGGTAAGAAACTTTAGGAGTATAAATGGCAGATATAGATAAAGGACTCCCGAACACAAGAGCTGAAGTAGAGATCAAACCAGAAGATGTTGCTGAAGTTGATGTTCAGGAAACAGTAGAACAGAATCCAGTAGAAGTTACACCAGAGGAAGATGGTGGTGTTACATTAAATTTTGAACCAGGTGCAATCAATGTACCAGGTACAGAATCTCATTTTGATAATTTAGCAGATATATTACCAGATGAAATACTATCACCTATTGGTAGTGACATGGTTCAAAATTATCTTGATTATAAAATGTCAAGAAAAGAATGGGAGCAATCATACACACAAGGTTTAGATCTTTTAGGTTTTAAATATGAAAATAGATCCGAACCATTTCAAGGAGCTTCAGGTGCAACACACCCAGTATTAGCAGAAGCAGTCACACAGTTTCAAGCGCAAGCATATAAAGAATTATTACCAGCCGACGGACCAGTAAGAACACAGGTGGTTGGAGCTAAAACGCCAGCTACAGAGCAACAATCACAACGTGTAAAAGATTATATGAATTATCTTATTATGGATGAAATGAAAGAATATGAACCAGAATTTGATTCTATGTTATTTCATTTACCACTTGCAGGATCCACATTTAAAAAAGTTTATTATGATGTTCCACTTGGAAGAGTGGTATCAAAGTTTGTACCTGCAGATGAATTAGTTGTGCCATACACAGCAACAAGTTTGGATGATGCGGAATCAGTAATACATACTGTAAAAATCTCTGAGAATGAGTTGAGAAAACAACAAGTCAGTGGTTTTTACAGAGATGTAGAATTAGGTCCACCTAATACAACAACTCAAAATGAGGTGGAAAAAAAAGAACGAGATTTAGATGGCACAAAAAAATCTGGTAAACAAGAACCGATTTATACTTTGTTAGAGTGTCATGTTAATTTAGACTTAGAAGGTTTTGAGGAGGTTGATGCAGAAAATCAACCTACTGGAATAAAATTGCCCTACATAGTAACTGTAGAAGAAGGCAGCCGAGTAGTACTCTCCATACGGAGAAACTATGCGCCCGATGATCCGAAGAAGAATAAGATCCAATACTTCGTCCACTTCAAATTTCTGCCAGGACTAGGATTTTATGGCTTTGGACTCATTCATATGATTGGCGGATTGAGCAGAACTGCAACTTCTGCTCTCCGTCAATTGTTAGATGCAGGAACATTAGCAAACCTACCTGCAGGATTTAAACAAAGAGGCGTAAGAGTTAGAGATGAGGCAGCTCCGATACAACCAGGTGAATTCAAAGATGTTGATGCACCAGGTGGTAGTTTAAGAGATGCATTCTTTCCATTACCATACAAAGAACCATCACCAACATTATTACAATTATTAGGTGTAGTAGTTCAAGCAGGACAAAGATTTGCTGCGATCGCTGACATGCAAGTTGGTGATACAAAACAAAACGCAGCTGTTGGTACAACTATTGCATTGTTAGAGCGTGGTTCAAGAGTCATGAGCGCAATACACAAAAGATTGTATGCAGCTATGAAACAAGAATTTAGATTATTAGGTAAAATTATTTCACAATACTTGCCACCAGAATATCCATACGATGTAATTGGTGGTGCAAGAACAATCAAACAAGCAGACTTTGATGACAGAATAGATGTTGTACCAGTTGCAGACCCAAATATTTTTTCTATGTCACAGAGAATCACGATGGCACAGACAGAATTACAATTAGCAACATCAAATCCACAACTACATAACCTGTATCAAGTATACAGAAACATGTATGAAGCAATCGGAGTTAAAAATGTTGATGCGATTTTACCTCCACCAGCACCAACAGCACCGATGGACCCAAGTATGGAGCATATTAATGCGTTGGCTGGTAAACCTTTTCAAGCTTTCCCTGGTCAAGACCATCAGGCACACATCACAGCACACTTAAATTTCATGGCAACTAACATGGTTAGAAATAATCCTGCTGTCATGGCTGCAATTCAAAAAAATATCTTAGAACATATTAGTTTGATGGCACAAGAACAGGTGCAATTAGAGTTTAGAGAACAATTACAGCAGATGCAACAGATGCAAGCAGCGGCTGCACAAGATCCTGCGATGGCACAACAGTTACAACAGTTAACTCAACAGGTAGAAGCAAGAAAAGCTATCTTAATTTCTGAAATGACAGAAGATTTTATGAAGGAAGAGAAGAAAATTACATCACAATTTGACTCTGATCCGCTTTTAAAACTAAAATCAAGAGAAGTTGACCTACGTGCGATGGAAAATGAGCGTAAAAAAGACTACGACAAGGCTCAAAATGACATTGCAAGAGCAAGATTGATGCAACAAGGTGAGATTGCAGAGGATAAGATGGAACAAAACGAAGATTTAGCAAAATTACGAGCTGGAGTCAGTCTTGCAAAGTCAGGAATTGACAAAGCAGTGGTAATGACGGAGGATGAGTAATGCCATTAAACAAAAAAGGTAAAAAAATCATGAAATCCATGAAGAAACAATACGGCGAGAAGAAGGGTGAAAAGATATTCTATGCATCTAAGAACAAAGGTGTTATAAAAGGAGTAAAAAAAGGTAAATAATATGATAAACTATAAAAAATCTAAGGAAATAAAAATTCCAGAACAAAATCTGGAAATTGATCCTAGATCAAAGACTACATCTAATGGTTCTTTCAACTATCTTCCTACTGGAGACAAGGAAAAAGTTAGAGGAACTAAAAGAATGTTAGCTGAAAAGAAAAAAGAAGCTACTTGGTACTAAATTATGTGGTTATCGGCAATTAAATTAGCCGTTTCTGCTGGAAGTAAGATTTATGCTAACAAGCAGAAAACTAAAATGGCAATGTCAGAGGCACAGCTCTTACACGCTGATCGTATGGCCCGTGGTGAGGAAGCTTACCAGGGAAAACTTTTAGAAGCCCGACAGTCAGACTGGAAGGACGAGGCAGTTTTGATAATTCTCAGTTTGC